CAAATTGGATCGAATTTAACACTAACATTGAAACCTATATTACTGGAGATCGTAAACAGATTTTACTTGATTTCTATAGTAAATTTGAAGATCGTATTATATTAATGCCCGCAGCTAATAATAAAAAATACCATTCAGCATTTCCTGGTGGTTATGTAGATCATGTTAATCGCGTGGTTAAAGGAGCATTGGCAATGTCCGACGTTTGGGCATCGTTTGGTTGTGATATGACTACATTTACCCAGGAAGAATTGGTATTTTCGGCAATTAACCATGACCTAGGTAAAATGGGTTCTGATACTGAAGATGCATATATTCCTCAGACAGATAATTGGAGACGTGATAAAATGGGTGAAACATATGCGTTTAATACCTCATTACCTTTTGCATCAGTTCCAGATCGTGGTTTATTTCTACTTCAGCAACATGGTGTCAAATATACTTTCAACGAAATGGTTGCTATTCAGACACATGATGGTTTATATGACGCAGCAAATGAGAAATATTTAAAATCATTTATGCCAGAAACCAAACCTCGCACATCTCTTTTATTTATATTACACCAAGCAGATATGATGGCGGCTCGTATTGAATTCGAGATTGAATGGTTACCAAAGTTCTCTAAGAATAGCGTGGATACGCCAAAGAAAAATTATACATTGACTGGAAATAAAAAATCTCCCGTTAATTCTAAAGCACTTAAATCAATACAGAGCCCAGGATTAAAGAGTATGTTAGAAAACTTATGATATTATACATAGCAATTACCGTATTAGGGATTTTGGTCGTAGTCTTAGGATTTACGACCATTAATCTATTAAAGAAGAATGAAAAAATGTTAGATATAATTATTAATCAAAATAGTTTTATCGGAGAATTTTCTAAACAATTAAATATAGCAGATAAACGTCTACAACAAGTAGATACTAAAGGTACATTTAAAAGTGATGATGAAATAGGTTGGTTTTTTGAACAAATAAAGGTATTACAAACAAGTTTATCTCGATTCAAAATCGACTAATAAAATATATGGAACCTATAAAGAAGAAAAGAAGACCTAAGAGTAAAAACTACTTTACTCATGATACAGAATTAGCTATTGTAAGATATAACAATGAACCTAATTTTAAAGTTAGAAGTGATATCTATGATAAAGAAATACATTATCCTTTCTTCAAACTTACTCAGAATATTATACATACCTTTAAATTTTACCATACAGAGGTAGAAAATTTAGAGCATCTTCAACATGAAATAATTACTTTCCTTTTATCTAAAATGCATTTATTTGATCCTACTAGAGGGGCAAAAGCATATTCCTATTTTGGAACCATAGTAAAACGTTGGTTAATCTTGTATAATACTAAAAATTATGCTAAGAAGATTAAAAAAGTACCGGTTGATGTATTAACTGGGGAACATTCAACCCACACTTATAGTATGGGGGATGAGATTATAAAATCTGATTTAGATAAATACATTGATATATTTGTAGATCATGTTACGAGTAACATATTTACTCTTTTCCCAAAAAAGAATGATGCTCAAATAGCAGATGCTATACTTGAATTATTTAGAAAAAGAGAAACTATAGAAGTATTTAATAAAAAAGCGCTTTACATATACATTCGTGAGATAATAGATGTTAAAACACCTAAAATTACTAAAATAGCTGATAAACTTCATGGCGTATTTAAAGAGCAATACATATTTTATTTAGAAAACGGCTACGCTAGATTCTAAATCCCTCTTATATCCATATTTATAATAAAATACTATTATGGGAGCATTAGACAGCGTTGTATTTGGTAAAAAGAAATTTTCCGATATATTAAGTGAAATTTACGATAACCAAAAAACTAAGCAACAACAAATTACAGGATTAATCTCAGAATTAAAACCTCTTATTAATGATATAGGCGATGCTACTTTGATCGTTCCACTCATTAAAGAATATATGGAAATTGGGGTTCGTAATGATGAACAGTTAATTAAAATGGCCACTATTATACAACGTGTTGTAAATGGTTCTTCAAGCGAGGAAGTAGGTGGGATTACTGAAGAAGAAAAATCACAATTAATGGCGGAGTTAGATAACCTTAATAAAAACTTCGAAGAAAAGAACAATAAGTAATGTTAAAAACTGGATTTTCAAAATTAGCATCCGCTTCATCACAGGCCTCTAGAGGTATTTCTTCTAATTCACCTTCAAATGAAAATATTAGTACCGAATTTTTCCTAGCTAGAGTAGTTGATATATCAATTAATTCAAACTCAGAATTATTTGATGATACGGGTGAATGGGGTGGTATTGGTTCTATTAAATTTCAAAAATTAGATAAAGTTGTAAATCCTTCTGTTAAATCTGAGGAAAATACTACTTTTGCTACTCCATTAAATTCCCAAATTAAAAGTTATCCTTTAGTAAATGAGTTAGTATTAATACTTAAAGGACCTGCAACCTCAAATGCACAAACCTCAGGAACAACTACTTATTATTATGTAAATTCTGTATCTTTATGGAATAACCAACATGCTAATCCGTATCCTGATAATGTATTTACTAATACGGAAGTTGCTCCTCCTATGAATAAAAGTATATTTGATATATTAGCAGGTAGTACTAAAAAACAATCTGAAACAGTTACTCAAGTAAATTTAAATGGTAATAGTAAAGGAACATTTTCTGAAAAAGCAAATATTCATCCTATTTTACCATTTGCTGGTGATAATATATTTGAAGGTAGATTTGGTAACAGTATTAGATTAGGAAACACCTCTAAAACAGGAGGAAAACAAAATAATTGGTCTGAAATAGGAGAAAATGGAAGTCCTATTTCTATACTTAGAAATGGACAACCAATATCGGGTAGTTCTGAAGGGTATATTCCTGAAGTAGAAGATATAAACAAAGATTTAACCTCTATTTATTTAACTTCTACCCAAAAAATTCCAATTGAAGTAGCAACTTCTATAACAGCAGCAGGTCAAGCATCAACAGTACCATTTTCTACAATGACTTCACCCCCTGTTAAATCCCCAAAATCATATAACCAACCCCAAATAATATTAAATTCAGGTAGGTTATTATTTAACTCTATAAGTGACAGTATAATTTTTTCTTCACATAAATCTATAGTAGCTGAAGCTCGATTAGATGCTGCATTGAAATCGCAAACTAGAAATGTAAATATAATAGCTGAAAAAGGTATAGTAAGAGTAGGTACTGAAGGGGCAGACCAATCAGCAGTTAAAGGTGATGATTTTAATATACAATTTGATGCCCTATTAGTTCAATTAAAACTTTTATGTAAAGCATTAGAAAATGAACCTTCCCTTTCAATAGCAAAAGCACAAGCAACTTTAACATCAGGTAACATTGATACTATAAGGCAAGCTTTACCTAATTATTTATCTAAAAAAGTAAAAATAACATAGTATGGAAAGGAATGAAGATTTAGAAAATACCCTTCTAGACCTTGCTGGTCAATTTATACAAACAGATAAGGGAAAAGCATTAATTGCTAAGGCAGAAGCAGTAAAAGGAGATGTTGAAGCTTTTAAACAAAAATTAAATGATAACAAAGAATTATTTGATGAATTAAAAGAAAAATACAAACCAGTAATTTTAACTTTTACTACTAAAGGTAGAGTATTTGATGAACAGACTGGTAGTCCCCTTGTTGGCGTTACTGTACAACCTGAATTATTATTATATCCTATGATTGAAACCAGGGATGATGAGGGTAAAATAAAATACAAGTATGATAAAGATAGTAAAAAGAAAATAAAAACAGATGCTGAAGGTAGATATACTATAAGATTTGGTGTACCTGCTTTACCTAATTTAAATAATAAAATATTAGTTAAACCCATAGTACTATATCAAAAAGACAAATATCTACCTGCTACTCAAACTCTAATCACAGGGGAAAATGAAGTATTACAAACACTTCCAATAAAATCTTTACTTAACCTACAAATTGCAGCGGAACAAGCTGCTCAAAAAATTAAAGAAGAAGTAGGTAACGCAGCAGAAAAAGCAGCAGATTTTGCATTGGGAGCAGCAGAAAAAGCTTTAAATGTAATACAATCCCAAGTAATGAAAATGGCGCTTGTGTGTCAAACTAAGCTATTTCCCTTAGCTATATCCTTAATGATTATATTTGGTATAACAAAACGAGAACAAGCATTACAAAAACAAGAAAAATGCCCTAATAACATCTTATTAAAGGCTGCTATTAAACGTAGAAATTCTATTGTAAGACAAATTAATCAAATTTGGGGAGTTATAGCTGCTAATACAGCATTAGCGGCACTTATACTTTATCTAAGTATTCAATTTAAAATTGGAAAAATAAGTATTGGTTCTATTCCTTTACCTTTAGGTGCTCCTTTAGGAGTAGGTATTCCTTATAATATAGTATCCAAATTACAAGGAATAGAAGACTTATTAAAAGATTTTGAAGATTTTACTAAACAATTAAAAATAGCATTAATAATATCACTTGTATTTCTAATTATATCTTTAATTATTATATTAAAATATATGAAAACAGTAGATTTACTAATAAATAGATGTTCAGATGGTAGTATACCTATGGATGAAATTAATGCTGAACTTTTAGCATTATCTGATGCTGCTAAAGAAGATGGTAATGAAGAATTACAACTTGTAAATGGATTTACATTATCAGTATCCCCTGTAATTTCAGAACAACAGAGTAATGAACAAGGAGATTTATATAGAAGAAGAGCAATTGCTAAAAATGCAGACGGAGTTATTATACTTGAAGGTGAACCTTCATTTAGTGCTGAAGATCAAATATTACTTGATGAACTCGCGTTTTACATTAAACAAAACAATTTAAAAGCATATTAATTTAATATTTATAACCATATGAAACTAAGTCAATTAAAAACAATCGTAAAGGAAGCCGTAAAGGAAGCAATCCAAGAAGAAATGAAAGATATTCTTATGGAAGCTGTACGTAGTCCTAAACAAACCGTTATCGAAACTAGAACAGCTGCTCCTACAACAACAACAGGAACACCTGGTCCAATGAACCCAGTAATGCAAACTTCTATGCCTGAAGATAATAGAATGGCAATGAGGGAAAATATACAAAGTGTATTAGGATCAATGATGCCTGATGCTAATGGTAATATAAAAGCAACAACTAATAATGTTCCTTTACAAATGAGTGGTAACATGGATACAACAAGCCCAAATGGTAGTTTACCACAAGGTGAAGTAGACATGGACCAAATAATGAGTTTAATGAAAGGTAAAGTATAATATGGCGTTTGGAGCAATAAATAAATTCCCAAATGACACTAGACCCAGAGTTGGTATTGGTGTCAATATTCCTTTTAATGAGGGTGGGGTATTTACTCCAAATTATACAACAGCAGAATCAATTAAGAATAATTTAATTAATTATTTTTTAACAAACCCCGGAGAAAGACCAGGTAATCCTAAATTTGGTGGGGGCTTAAGAGCATTTATATTTGAACAAATTACAAATGGTAATTTAGAATATTTAAAAGAAGATGTTTCTAATAAAATAAAAATTAAATTTCCTAATGTTGAAGTAGTTGAATTAAATGTTTTAGCAGCAACCGACAATAATGAAGTAACAATACAATTGTATTATAGAGTAACTAATACTTCAATTGAAGATGAACTCGTATTAAATTTTACATAATGGCAATAAGAAGAAACATAAACTATATAAATAAAGAATTTTCGGAGTATAGGTCTCAATTAATTAATTACTCACAGACTTATTTTCCAACGACTTATACTGATTTTACGGAGACATCACCTGGTATGATGTTTATTGAACAAGCAGCTTATGTTAGTGATGTTTTATCCTTCTATTTAGATAACCAAGTTCAAGAGAATTTTTTACAATACGCAAGACAAAATAGTAACTTATATGATTTAGCATATATGTGGGGTTATAGACCTAAAGCAACAGGTTTAGCAGAAACTACAATGGAGTTTTACCAACAATTACCAGCTAAGTTAGTAAATAATGAATATGTACCGGATTATGATTATTCCGTAACAATCCCAGCTAACACTAGTATAAGTACTCAAACAGGTACCTCAATTAAATTTTCAATAGAAGACCCAATTGATTTTTCCGTTTCATCCTCTTCGGATACAACGGAAGTATTTATTGCTCAAACAAATGCTGGTGTACCCTCATATTATTTACTACAAAAAACTCGAAAAGCATTCTCAGGAACTATAACTACAGATAATTTTACATTTACTAACCCACAAGAATTCCAAACTATAACTTTAGCATCCCCTAATATTGCGGGTATTATAGATATATTTGATTCTGAGGGAAATAGATGGTATGAGGTAGATTATTTAGCTCAAGATTTAGTATATGATAGTTTAAAAAATACAAATATAAATAGTCCTAATACTTTTGAAGATTCGGATGCACCATTTTTATTACAAACTAAAAACGTTCAAAACAGATTTGCTACAAGATTTTTATCCCCAACAGAACTACAAATTCAATTTGGATCAGGAAATCCAGCAGATACAACAGAAGATGTAATACCAAATTCTATGAATGTAGGTTTAGGTTTACCATTTGAGCAAGACAAACTTACAACAGCTTATAGTCCAACAAATTTTATATTTACAAATACTTATGGTGTTTCACCAACAAATACTACTTTAACAGTTAGGTATTATACTGGTGGTGGAGTTCAATCTAATGTATTATCAAATACTATTACTAATTTAGATAATACTAACATTACTTTTAATAAAAGCAACTTAAATCAAGCAACTTCAAATTATATTTTTAATACCGTTGCTGCTAATAATAAAATAGCAGCGAGTGGGGGTCAAGATGGTGATACAATAGAAGAAATAAGACAAAACTCTATATCACAGTTTTCTACTCAACTAAGAAATGTAACTCAAGATGATTATTTAGTAAGAGCTTTAAGTATGCCCTCTAAATATGGTACTATATCAAAAGGATGGACACAAAAACCTAATGCTGATGATGGTAATACTACATTGGATTTATATGTATTATCCAATAATCTTAACAATAAATTAAATTTGGCATCGGATACACTGAAACAAAATTTAAGGACATATATAAACCAGTATAGAATGATCGGTGATACTATTAGTATTAAAGATGCATTCATTATTAATTTTGGGGTTTCATTTGAAGTGATAACTTATCCTAATTTTAATAGTAATGAAGTAATAGAAAGATGTATATCGGCTTTAAGAGATTATTTTTTAATTGATAAATGGCAAATAAACCAACCTATTATAGTACCTGATATTTATGTATTATTAGATACTTTAGATGGGGTACAAACTGTAAAAACAGTTAATATTGGTAACTTAGCAGGAACATCATCAGGATACTCACAATGGGCTTATGATATGAGTGGAGCAAATCAAAATGGAACAATATACCCATCATTAGACCCAAGTATATTTGAACTTAAATACCCAGACACAGACATACAAGGAAGGGTAGTAAACTTATAATTATGGCCATATATAAATTATTCCCGGAAAAAGATGCAGCTATATATAGTGCATATCCTGCTATGAATACAGGATTAGATCCTATATTAGAGGTAAACAATAAAGTAACAGATTTAAATCCTACAGCACAAGTAGCTAGGACATTAGTTAAATTTGATCAAGATGAGATAGTAAATGTTCTTGATAACATAGCAAAAGTTACAGCATCTGCAGGTGTTGTTTGGGATGTTGATTTAAATTTATATGTTGCTAAAGCATCCAATGTAACTATAGATTCTAACATTATTGTCGCACCTCTTTCGGGGTCATGGAATAATGGTACCGGTCAATATTTAGATAATAATATTAATGGTACAGGGGTAAGTTGGAAATATACTGACTTCTCAGGTTCAAATGAATGGATTACAGCTGGGTGGGCTCCTTTAATTACAGGTTCCTTTTCAGGTAGTAATAATGCAGGTGGAGGAAATTGGTATACCGGCTCAGGTGGTTACCCAAATATCCCACAATCTTTAACTTCATCACAAGAATTTAGTTTAAGAAGTAATAAAGATTTAAAAGTAGGTGTTAGACCTGCTGTTGAAGTATGGTATTCTTCTTCACAAGATATAAATGCAGGGTTAATTGAAATTAGTAATGAAGGGTTTATAATTAAATGGGATAATGAATTTGAATTTATTACCTCTAGTGCAATAACACCTCAATTAAGTTATTATTCTGTAGATACAAATACCATATATCCTCCTCAATTAGACATAAAATGGAGAGATTTTGATTATAATACAGGAACATTAGATGTAATTGATACACCAGATTTATTTGTTGCTTTAGATAACAACCCGGGGGTATTTTATAGTGAAAGTATTAACCAGTTTAGATTAAATGTAAGACCTGAATTTCCAGTACGTACATTTAAAACATCATCTTTATACACTGTTAATAATGCTTTACCCTCAGAATCATATTACGCTATTAAAGATTTGGATACTAATGAATTTATAGTGGATTTTGATACCCAATTTACACAAATTAGCTGTGATGAAACTGGAAGTTTCTTTACTGTTTATATGAATGGTTTGGAACCCGAAAGATATTATAATATATTAATCCAAACTAATATTAAAGGTAATACAATAGTTATGGATGAAAATTATTACTTTAAAGTAGTTAATGGGTAAACAACATGGAGAGAATTAAAGAAAGAGTAGATCTTGCAAAAGAAGTATATTCCAAAACGGGGTATCCTATAATAATTGATACCAACTTTAACGAGTTAGGTAATCTCTCTGTTAATGAGGAATTAGAAATAACAGTTACTGTTAATGAATTCTTTCAATACTATAATGATTTATTTTACGAGATTCCTGCTTTAGGGGATACTAATTCTCATCGATATTTAATAGAAACTAGTAAAGAATATATTGGCTTTGAGGATAATAATAAGATAATTGAATCCCTAAGAAAAGAAATTACCCAATTAAGAAGAGATTTATTACAATCTCAAATAGAAAAAGCAGAAGCTTTATCAGGTACTGATTTAGGCCTAGATATAAACTCAATAGATGATGTTGAAATAAATTCAGATGATTATAGACAAATAGTAGATAGTGTTTCAGATGTAGGAGATAGTCCTGCTACAAACACTACTAATACAACTATTGTAAGCAGTTCACCTGCAAACCCAACATCAACATCAACAAGCGGAGGATACTAATATGGAAGAAAAAAATAACATAATAATAAATCAAGTTGATCCAACTACGTTTGAATATCAAGAGTATTCGGAGCAAGATAATAATCTAATTGACTCTAGAATACTAGATACAAGTTTTACTTCATCAAGTGATTATATTGAATATTATATCTACGATAATTCGAAGAATTTGTTATTTCCAAATCAAGGAGAAGAAACAAGAATATATGATCAAAGAGAATATAGTGTAATAGAAGGAGATACAATATTATACCCAGCTCAAAATTTAGAAAATATTGGGTATGATAGTGGTACTTTTTATTCTACCTATAATTTTTATAAAAAAAGATTAACATCTGACCAATTCGCAAATTATTATATTTGTGAAATCAGTTCAGATAGAACAGAACTTAGGTTAAAAAGTTCAACAATACCCTCTGATTTAATAATATCATCTTCACAAGAGTTTATTGAATATAGAGAAAATGCTGATTATTTTGTAGATTTTTTCCTTAATTTTGGAAATGACCAACAAGTTATTGCTAATAATTTAAGATTAGATATTGAAACAGAAGTAGAACCTTCAGTATTAATTAAATTATATGAACCTTTACCTCCTAATTTTACTTTAAAGTCTACATTATGGGTAGTAGAAGAAATATCTTCACCACAGGCCTATAAAGTAACTTTCCCCGAGGAAGATTTTATACCTAATGATTTTCAATTAATAAAAGGACCAAATTACAGTATATCTGTAACTCAACAAACAGGGGAGGCATCACAAAATTTTAATTATAATACTTTACTTAGTACAAATGTAACAAGTTCATTTGACCAATTAAAAAATATATTAAATAGAAAAGAAATAAACATCAATGTAAACTATGAAGATTACAAAGAATTTGTACATTTCTCTTCTGCACAGACAAGATTAGAAAATTTTTATTATAAAGTAGGGCTAATTCAATCCTCAAATACAAAAATAGGTAATTTACCTACTACTGATGGGTTATATAGTGCAAGTAAAGCGGAATTAACAACTTCAATTACTAAGATAATTGAGGGTTTTGATGGGTATGAGTATTTTATGTACTATAATAGTGGTTCACTTAAATCCTACCCAAAATCCAATACAGAACCTCCTTATATTCTAGAACCAACAACTAGTACAATAATTAAAACCTGGTTAGGTAGTGCAGATCCTGAAAATGCTTATTATGGTGGTCAGGCTTTATCTGCTTCTGATTATGATGAAAATAACCAAGATTATTTATATAATTCAATCCCAGAATACTTAAGATCAGACCCAAATAACGCGAAGTATGAATTATTCGTTGATATGGTTGCTCAACAGTATGATAATACATGGTTATACACTAAAAATATTACCACTAGATTTGACGCGGATAACCGTTTAGATTATGGTATTTCTAAGGATTTAGTAGCAGATGCTATTAGGGATTTTGGTATTAAATTATATTCAAATAATTTTAATTCTAACGATTTATATACATCCTTTTTAGGATTAACTCCTTCAGGTAGTACATTCCCTTTTCCATATATGACTGGTTCAATTGGTGGCGCAGTTGCGACACCTTCTGGGTATGAGTACGTAACTACTCAAATATCGGCATCGAATGATATAGTCCCATTGGATGATGTTAACAAGCGTTTATATAAACGAATTTACCACAATATACCTTATTTACTTAAAACTAAGGGTACAGTAGCTGGTTTAAGAGCATTAATTACTTCATATGGTATCCCAGATACTATTTTAAGAATAAATGAATTTGGGGGTAAAGATAGAAATGATTTTCAAGATTGGGATTATAGTGAAAATGTTTATAATTATGCTTTCCATGCAGATGGAGGAGTTAATAGTTATATAACATCTTCTTTTGTATTAAATCAAGATTTCCCAAATAGTGCTACAGCACCAAGATCAATGCAATTTAGGTTTAAGACACCTGGACTACCAGATGAAACTCAAAACCCACCACCATATTATTATAATATATGGAAAACAGACCAAAATAAATCTAACATAACATTAGAATATTCGGGAACGGGTCTAACCTCAGGTTCATACTCAGGGTCAGTTCCAGCACTTGATAACCAATATGGTAAACTAACTTTTTGGCCTGATGGTGCTAATAATACTAATGATACTGCCTCTATAACTTTACCTTTCTTTGACGGAGGTTGGTGGTCAGCTATGGTAACAGTAGATTATAATAATTCCGAAAAGGCTATCTTATATGCCGCTAATAGAATTGGTGACAAAATAGGATTTACAGGTTCCGATTCTACTACTTACACTTGGCAATATTATGCCACAAGTGAAACCTCTTCATTTAGTGAAGGTACTTATAATTTAAATGGTAATAATTACATCCAATTTACTGGGGCATTTCAAGAAATAAGATATTGGGACATACCATTAAGTGAAAGTTTATTTTATGATTATGTAGTTAACCCCTATTCAACACAGGGTAATACAATTAATTCTACTCCCTTAGACTTAGCTTTTAGAGCAGATTTAGGTACACAATTAATAACTTCTAGTAGAACATCAATACACCCTAAAGTAACAGGATCTTGGGTAACAACAAGTTCATTTAGAGATGACAGTTCATTTTATGTGCAAGGTAACTTTATTGAAAATACTGAAGAAATATACTTAAACCAAGTACCAGGGGGTATTAAAAACAGAATATCAGATCAAATTAAAATTGATCAAGAAGTATTACCAATAGGTGACACATTATCTCCTTATATATCTATTCAACAATCAGTCTTCCCTAGTGGAAGTAATCCAAGTATAAATTATTTAGAGGTAGCATTTTCACCTACAGACCAAACTAACGATGACATTATAGCACAAATAGGTGCATTTAATTTAGGAGATTATATTGGTGATCCAAGACAAATATCAGAATCAGGGTATTCATATTCTCAATTAGATAGACTAAGAGATGAATATTTTACAAAATATATAACTAGTTATGATGTAAACGATTTTGTTAGGTTAATTAAATTCTTCGACAATTCATTATTTAAAATGTTAGAAGATTTTACACCTGCTAGAACAAGTTTATCGTCTGGTGTTGTAATTAAACAAAACTTATTAGAAAGAAATAGACAAAGACCAGCACAAGTTTCTTCTGCTGTAACTATGTCTACTTACTTTGAAAACACACCTGCAGATCCATTTAGTGTAGTGGTGCCAATAGTACAAAAAGATCAAGTACTAGAAGGTACAGTATTATCACAAGCTAGAGATTTTAATCCTGGCTCTAATGATTATCCACAAAACAATAAAATAAGTGGTTCATCTATATATGTTTTTGATGGTGGAACAGGTGGAGTATTTGACCCATTTAATAATATATACAACGCACCAATAAGCACCTCAATACAAGAAACATGTTTACCATTTTATTCGTATTCTTCTTCTAACGATTTAACAGCAGCAGAATATAATTATGGTACTGTTTTATTCTCAAGTACAGTTGGAACTTCAACTAATACAATGAGTTTTAGTATATATAATGAACAAGGAGGCAATAATATTGAATTCTTTAATTCATTAACCTCATCAATATCCCAATCAGAAATATTTTTAAACTTAGGGATAGCTACTCCATACCCATTAACTGGGTTAGCAGCAGGCTTTAATGGTACTGATATTACACATCAAATAGATTTTATAGATATACTCCCAGATAATGGTTATGGGGATGCACAGTATGGGTCTGATTTTGTTGCTAATTCAAATACATATGGGTACCAAACTACCGCTTCATTTATAGCCCATTTAACAGTAATAAGCAATGGTCCTCCTGCAATATTATTAAAGGACGAAGATGAGTTATCTACTTTCTGCTTTGTAACATCTGGATCACCATATAGCGGTAAAACAGGTGCTGAAGTATCCGCATCATTATTTGGTAAAGCATATCCTGGAGTTATACAAGATATGGAAGAAATTGTATACCCAACAATGGGTACTAATTTCCCTATAGGTTCAAGTAAGGATACAAACTTAGATTCATACGGACAAGGTCCTCTAACAATAGAAAGAATTGATCAACGTGAATTTTATAATGGGGAATTTCCTAATACTATAGATGTAAAATTAAAAGATATTTGTGGTGCCTTTTTTGGACAAGACGATGTACCTGATTATCAATTTTATATTAACTTTTTTAATAAAAGAAGCTTCCTTGAATCATCATTTTTATCCCCAGATAACTTACCATTAAAAAGCAATATATGGTTATGGGCAGACACACTATCTGACCCTAGAATGGGGTTAAATAACTCTTTACCTGTATTAGCATCCCCACAATTTACAAACCAAACTTCTGCTATTACAGAAAATTTTGTATATTCAAAAATATCCGGAAATGGTGCTGAAAAAGGTAGACTTTATTTAGAGTCTGGGGTAGGTGAAGGAGCAGGTTTTGAGATAATATCTGCATATTTTGTTGCAGGAGCTGATGCCCCAAAAGATTATGAAGGTGGGGGTGTAATAACAGTTACTGCAGCCGAGTTAACAAATCTAGGATTTGACATTTCTTTTGCTTCTCTAGATTTATCACTTTCACTCCCAACTCGGATATTAGACCCTATTCCAACTAATAAAGTAAAATATATTAAAATCTCTAATAGTGATATTAATGGTGTTACAATACTTCCATTCATACAAGATAGTGAATATTTAATTTTAAATTTAACTGGAGCTTCTGATTTTAATAATACATTAATTGAAGGGTACCAAACATGGTATATATCAAATGCTTCAATACAAAATGATAACATTCCTGCTACTGAAGATGCAACATTACTTATAATAAATGAACCACCTTCATCAGATGCTGTATCATCATTTGATTCTCAATTTGTTGATTTAACATTTAGTGCTAGTGGTGTATTTAATTATTATGCAACATCTTCTGGAGTTGACCCAACAGTTACTCCAAATATTAATCTTAGTGAATCTATAGCACAAGGATATTTTCCACCAACTGATAGATCACCGGGTTTTCCAACAGAATCTTTCTTTAGAGGATGGGATGATGCAAGTTACTTACAGGCGGATGATAATGGAGATATATATAGAGTATCATCAGGTACTGGTTTTAATACTGACATTTTAGGTAATTTCAATACTGGTTCAAGAGAATTTGATGCCGATGAAGAAACAGGGTTTACAGCTGGAGAAGTAAATGCTAAAAGTACTGTGCCTTGGTTTATGAATGCACAAGAATCATTAACACAAGTATTAGATAATTCATCATTAGTAGGAGACTTAGGACAAACTGATTTGCAGTTATATACAGGTTCAATAACTGCTTCTTCTGTTGAAATAGGCATTACCTTAAATATGTTTGATGATCAGGCACCAATATATTCACCTACAGTGATAATTGGAACACTTACTCAACCACCCCTTCCTTTTATTACTGTTAATTTCCCTAACAATCTATCTTCAGTACCAAATTACCCAACGAGTAGGTATCCAATTACGGTAACTGCATCTTTGACAACACTAAACTGGACGATATTAACCCAATTTGATGATGGTAGCAACTGGTTTAGATGTTATACTACACCAACAGGAAACACAGTTATTAATAGTGGACAAGGAACATTAACTGTTTATTTAGATATAGACGTTGGGGGTTATGGAAGTAGTTACAATAGTACAGAAAGATCAGGAAGATTAATATTCAGAAATCAGAGTAACATTAACAATAATTTCACTGCTTATATAGATCAAGATGTATGGAGTAGTGATGGTAATAATTATCTCCAACCATAAATGTAAAACCCCTTGGAGTACAGAAAAAAAAATATTATATTATTTATAACTAAATATTAGCAATGCCGGATCAAATTAAATATTACTTTAAAGAAGACACAAATCAAATATTAGTATCGGGTTCGGATAATAAAGCGGATATGAATGCTTTACTAACGTCTAGTAAATCTCCTAACCCTGATTTTGATCCTGAATATACTGCAAAGATATCTTCTTTAGGTACAAGCGTTTCTTATATTGTACCGTCTGCTAATTCACTTAGTGCGGGTTCATTTACAATCCCAATAGAATCTAATCAAGAATTGTGGGTATATAGAGGTAAAGAACCTATAGGAGTACAAGATGCTAATGCATTTAGATATAACCCTTATTTACATAGACCATATAAAGCTTACATATTAACAGAAACAGGTTCTGGACTACCAGTTGAACCTTGGCTACCAGTAGGTCTAAGTTATTATGGTTCATATAGTTTAAACGCCCCAGGTACAAGTTTATTTGATACCAATACAAATACTATAAGTATAGATTTTGCTGGTTTAGGAGCAATAGCACAAGAATTAAATCTAAACGGGAATTATATTAACACCCAAAATGAATCAGGTACATACCCCCCACCAAATGGTCTATTAACAACACAAGCTTTTAGTGGTTCATTTCAAGTATTTAATGGGGGTAGATTAATTCACCCTTATATAATGACTAGGTATAATCAAGGTGGTAATAACGCTTATGGTTCTACAGTATATTTATATCAAGAAAATACAACATCTTCGTTATTTCCACAAGATTTTAACACAGATACAGATACAACAATATCACCACCAGTACTAAGCGATGACATAAAATTTAACTCTCTTACAGCGACATCAGTAACAACTATGTCTATGGGTGCTACAAATGCCACATTTGTTCCAACTCCCTTTTTAGAAAAACTACAAAACCTTTCTCAAATTCAAGATGGTAAACTGATAGGTACAGCTAGGGTTCGTTCTAATTCTTTAACTACTAACTTTTTCCTATTTAATTTAGATCAAGTAAATCTGGTAAGGACAGGTAATATAGCACCAGCTTCAACGGTTATGATGTTAGGATTTATTGATTTTGCACCATCAACATATTTACTTAAATCAACAAACCCAAATTTACCCAACGATGAAATAATCCTTCAATCTTCAGATTATACTACTAGTGGTAATGGAACAGGAGCAATTATTTATCTCAAGTATAAGATAGGAAATCCTCAATTAGGGAATTTGGGTTATTATGCTTATAGAGCCAGAGCGGGTAATCAAATAGGACAAAATGGATTATATTCTAGCGGGGATACTATAACAATAACAGCTGCTACTTTAATAAGTAAAGGGCTATCTCAAGCAACTGGTGATTTAGTACTAACACTACAAACAATTAATATAACTCCTACAGGTAATCAATTTTATGAATTAAAAGGAAATTTTAATAGTACATCTGCTGGGTTTAATATGTTTACAAATAATGAATCAATAGATATACAGTTTGAGGGAACTGAAATGCAAGGCACACTTAGACAAGGTCAATATTTCAGTCCCAATTTTTTACCTACACAATTCCCAGGCATTACTTTACCAAATGGAGATTTTACTTATACAAGTAGTGTATTTCAGGATTTAGATAGTACAAATGCCGCCTCTTCAGGTTCAACACAATTTGGGTTGTACGCTGAATATGGATATTATGTAGGATATAAAGCATCATTATCAAATAATGCCCTTTCCAATGTTACTCTTACATATACTGGGTCTCAAAATACAGGAGAGTATTTTGATTTACAACCAAACCAGGAGGCAATATTTGTTGCAGTCCCTGGTACTATAACTACTAATTTAGGTGGAAATTCTCCATCAAACTTTGACCTCATTGTTACTGCGTTTAATGCAAGACCAAGACCTACTCAAACCCCATTCGCTGACCCCGCAGGTATATTTTCTACTAGAGTAAATGATGTGTATATTAACTATTCATCCTCTCTTACTCAATCTTTAGATGGTTTATATATCTTTAACCAAATCCCACAAAATGATGTTCAAGTAACAGCTTCAATGTTTTTAAATGCATGGACAGGTAGTGATGATGGTGCAAAGTATGGAGCAGCGGATTATGGAACTGACATATATGGTGAAGGTGAAGAAGGTGATGGACCAACTTGGCCTACTGCTTCTATGAGAATATACACAGGTAGTTATCCAAATAATGTACCTAACATAACATCAGACTTTGTAACTGAATCATTATTTTTAGATGAAAATATTCATGTTAATGGTTTAGCTGTTACTATGAGTTATTTAATACCATCGGAATCAATCCAAATAAAAGATTGTTTATCATTATCTTTAGCTGTAACTTCATCACAACCTCTATCTGAAATAGACAATTCACTTATTGTTAGTGAATATAGATTAGAATTTAATACACCTACAGCTAGTAGAGAGGGAGATGGTAGAGTACCTACATTTATTGAAAACGCATTTGAAGGCACATTAGGGTTTAGTAATACACCAGATTGTCAGCCTTTATTAAATAATACATTTGCATATAGAACGAATGGTCAAATACAAGAAATAGATTATTCTACTAACATAACTAACCCAATTAACTTTCAAAGCATACTTAGTGGTTCAGCTGAAAAATCTTCAGTACCTGAATCTAATTATTCATCATTTGGGTGGACACAAAATAGATACTTAGGTAGTAGAACATCGGCTAATGATATAAATACTATTGATGGTTTACAAGGTGGTTATGGTAAGGTGCCTGTAATTGATTATAAAAGAGCATATATTGCTTATTGTGATCAAATTATAGATCCATACCCAGTATTAAATAATAATACTCAATTTAACCTTAAATATTTAATTAATGGTCAAGGAGATGCATTAAACCCTTTATTATCCCCTTATACTGCACTTGATGTAGAAGGAGTATGGGATGAAGGAGGTTTAGGAAACGTGTCAATATCACAAATATCAGGTTCATCACAATATGACCAATTAAATGGGTTTAAGACAACTTCATTAGTAGCAAAACAACCATTACCAATATTATTTTCTCAAACATCATCTAATGGTTATGCGGATTCTATCCCATTAGAGGGGAATCCTAATTTTGTTAGTAGCTTTGAACAAGAGTTTATGCAATATTCAATGAGACTCCAAGGTAGTGTTTTTGATGTAAATAAAGTAAACCAACAAAATCCATCATATCTTAACTTATTTGCTGGTATTACAGGTTCTGGTGCTGACAAACCGTTAGATACCTCTAGGTTACAAGCAACATTTCTTAATAGATTTGGACAATTTGCAAGAGAATATGATGGGCAGTTAGTTGAAGGGGCGGTTCCACCTCCTATTATTATAAATGGTGATCCAACAGCGGCAGCAGGAGATGTTTTCCCATTGTCACCTGCACAATGGACCGGTTCAGAATGGTTTATAGAACCAGGTGCAGATCCTACAACCCCAGACTATAATAATACTGCAATTACTAATCCATATTATGGTGCCCCAGGAGAAATATTTTTTACTTTAGATCCAGTAGCTAGTGCTAGTGCTGCAGGAAGTACGGCACTTTCAGATGATTATAAAGTTACATTAAATTATAAACAAACACAAACCCTTCCTAACGAATTTAGAACAAGGGTGGGATATTCCTCATTTTGGGGTGGTGCTTCATCTCAATATGGTAGTAATAGAGTGGGTGAGATTAAACTTTCTTTTCAAGTAACAAGCCAAGCCAATAATAATTCAAGTGATTCTAATACTGGGTGGTCAAGGAGAAAATTTAAATTTACAACACCACCAACTTTAAGTGTATACTTTGGGCAAATAACTTCAACAAACGAGGTTAGTATAACAGGTACTCCTTTAGTACTAAGTGTAGCAGCAATATCATCAGATGAAGGCTTCTATAGCAGTGGTTGGGGGTCTTCTTTTCCATATTATAGAACTGGTATATTTTGGCGACTTATTCAAAATGCAATTACAAGTGCAGGTAGACCTCTTTCTCAAGTAGCCTATGTAGAATGGAATTTTCAAGCAGAATCTGACTGCGTTATACAGACAGGGAAAAGATATAGATGGAAAGCAGAACCAACGTCTTTAGTTCAAAATCAAAGTGTAATTAATAGTGATGGTAGAAAAAATTATTTTAACCCAGATAGAATACCAGTAAAGGGAAGTGGATTAAGTGGAGGAGGTAATGCAACACCAATAAAACTCCAAGTTCCAGTTAAAGGTCCTTTTGTTAATATGGCTA